TCCGCTGCCCCAAAAAATGGCATTTTACTTCCTCCTATAGAATCTTGGTGCATAGTTCCCTTCCCACGTCATTGCATTTACAGCAATAGGGAAAGGAGTATTGTTGAACATCCTTACTTTAAAGTTTTCAGTTCGTTGATGGATTGGTACCGTAAATACAGTTTCATTCTCTAGTGGTACATCATTGGCTAAATACTTGTTTGCTTCAATGACAGGATTAGTTGTAAACCATTCATCAATGTACAGCTTAATTTCTGCATTAGCCGCTGGTGCTGTGTTAAATACAATTGTAGTATCGCTTGTAAAACTAAAACTTGTAGTTAAGATGCCGTTGATTGTTGCCTTAACGTCTGACCTATCTTCGTAGTCAAGATCTCTTTTGTTAAATGGAAATGTAGTAGTAGATCCATCACCAGTAAATAGTAAGCTGTAAGGTATCCTTCCTTGCTGTTTGATCTTAAAGCTCATCACACCAGAGAGGCCAACAGAGAACTTCATTCGAGCAATGGCTAGGCTTGCTGTAAAGTCTGTAAGCTCTTTCTCTGGTCTGTAGTACGTAGTTGGTAGGTGTACATCAAAGTTGTATTTGAAACCTACTACCACGTCACTAGCAACGCTTGTAAGGTCTTTTCTAGGGACTATAAAGTAAGGCCCAGTACCATCACTTCCTCTCTCTGGTGTAATGGTGAAACCTGATTCAACAAATGATCCAGTGCTTGTATTGCCTGAGATCACAAGTACGGGTGATAACTCACTGACATCGTTATACGGTAGGTAGCATTTAGATAGGTTGTTTGTAGAGTCATATACAACGCTTGAAGCTGTTGCATATAGATCAATACAAGGGTTCACCTTCTGTCCGCTGTTACTTACAATGATTGCTTGCTCTGGACTTTGGCTTAGAGCTGCTTTGCTAAGAGTTACTTGATTACCTTGCTTAGTAATAGAGTACATATCATCTGAGTTGATGACCATGAACTGTGCATTACCTGGCATAGACCAACTAACCCACGCCTGCATTACTGTCTCTTCACCATCGCTGTAGTACCTAAATACATATGCTTTGTTAGAGGCTTGACTAGCCATTGCAATCATGGAGTTCTGTGGACTAGAGATCAATTGATCAATGTCTGGAGAGATCCATTCCTTTACTACACGGGATAGGTCTAGTACTTGAGGCGCTTCCTGCTGACCTCTAGTGACCATACTGAAGCAACGTGTATATCCAGGGGTTTTACTGATGAAGTTGATTTGTGTGCCAACGTCTACTGGATCTACAGTGCTATCCATTTCATAGTTAGATAGCGTCCTGATAGTAGTTAAGGTAGGTGTCAGTACTCCACTGTCTGAGTACATAACGAATTGCTGGTTCTCTGAAAATAGAACTACACCTTGAGCAGTAGGAATGACAGCATGTAATGCAGTAGGTCTGATAGACGAACAGCTTATGTCAATAGGATCTGAATCAATAATTGTTTGAGCAGTTTCAAAGTAGAAGTTGTAGTACGAACCTGATTGGCTCATAGATACATTGTCTTTTGACAGGAATCCAAGTCTATTGTTATGAAAGAAACCTGCTGTGATTTTTTCACCAACAAAACTAGGGTGGCTATTGGTGTCATTGTCACCTACCAGTCTGTTTTGATAGACAATCTTCTGGAATGTAAATGCATTAGTTGCTGTATTCAGTAGCTCATGTGGCATCGTTGCATTATCTAATCCAGCTGATACCCCTGGTGCTCTTGCTTCTTCCCAGTAGCCTCTTCCGCTTACTCCATTGTCAGCTTTAAATTGTGCGTGGTAATCATCTAATAGAGTTACTGTGTTGACGATCTTGACAATGTGACCATGGTAAGACTCAATAGGTAGTAATCCAATACTTGATACTTCATCTTGGAAAGCTCCTAAATGTGTATTCTGTACACCACCCCTTGCTTCAATTGTAAAGCTAGTAGGAGTTCCGCTAACAACTCGGCTGATGTCTAAGCTTGCATCACCGTTTCGTGTGACTGTCCAGGTTCCATTAAAGTTAGCATTGCTAGCTGCTTGTTGTGCAGTTACTAATGCATCTATAGCATCCTTTAAGTTATGACCTGCCTTGGCAGTAAGTATGTCATCAAAGCTTGCATCAGTTGCATCAGCAGTAATTGATGTTTCTACTCCTTGAATGGTTACGTAGTACTTAGCACTTGGCACTGCACCTGATAGTACAATCGTTCCTGTTGTACCTAAATTAGGTGTTGTTTCAGCTAGTGCTGCTACTGTTTGATTGTTGTTAATTACTACTGTTGTGTCTTGTACTGTCAGTAGTTTGTAATTTAGTTTTGTACCACTTAGATATGACTGAGCACCAGTACCATAAGTAACAGTACATACTACTCCGGTCAATGCATTCCAAATAAATATATTATTTCCTTTGATGCAACCAATGTATTCTTCATCATCATCTCTGTTGATGTAGAACCATTTAGCGTCATCATAGGTTGTACCTGTTCCTAGGTTTGCTATATGCTTAAAACCCGGCCTCTTTGTTAGACCATATGTTGCATCAGGAAATCCGTTGTAGCACTCACGGACCTGACCGGGGAGCATTTTGTCGTCTGATTGTTTTGATACTCCACCAAGGTAGTTAGAGATCCGTTGAGTTACTGCAGGCATTTAACGATAAAGCGCGTTGTATGGTTTGTAGCTGTTGTACGTATTAGTTTCGCCAGGATGTCCGAAGAATGTATAGTCTCCCTGATTACATTCATACTCCATAGCCATAGCTCTAGCTGATTGTTCTTTCTGTTGAAGCATTTGATATTGATTTGAATCGCCAACAATTCTGCTTTGTACAACCGTTGCAGCTCTTGCTGTAATGAAGTCAGCAATTGGAGTTGGTAGATCAACCCAATCAAATAACCATGTAATATCACATGATACTTTCTTAGTAAATGTATATGTGTGATGTGCTTTGTCGTATAGCTTACCGCTTCTACGTATTACATCCATATGTACATTGGCTGCATTCTTAGCAGCATCAATTTGAAGAATGTTATTAGCGATTAGTATCTCATTGTTAGAATCAGGAGTCATATCATAATGAAACTCCTTATTGAATGACCATCCCTCGGCCTGTACTTCCCGTGAGACTTCTAACAAAGTCTGATAGGCAATCGCAACGTCCGGGTTGGTTTGATCTAGGGTAGTCACAGGCGCTTGACCACATGACTGTAGAATTTGATTTACAGCTGGCAGCTCTCGCTGTGCATTAGTGGTTGGAAAAGCCATATTATTTTAAGGTAAAAAAAAGGGCCTCCGAAGAGACCCCATAAAGTATTTAAATCAGAATGCAGAAGGAGCTGTAGTACCGACATACAGCTCAACAGCTGCAGCGGGGTTCAGGTAATCTGCGCCCATTGCCAATCGGCCAAGGATAACGTCGCCCTGATAAATCACGGAGACATCACCACTGGTGACTTGGACTTGAGGACCGATTGCTTCGACACAAGCGGCTGCTTCTTTTTGGAAGATAAGACCACATGATGTAGCAGCAACTTCTGCGGCTGTGCCGTAGTCATTGTTGATACCAGTAGTAGCGCCAGAGGCATCTTCCAGGGCCGGACCGATGAAATCACCGGTATTGCCAGGAGAGGTTTGGCCAGTAGTACCGCCAAACTTGGTGCCATATTTGCCAAGGAACGGGATGTTCATTGACTTGTAGATGTGGATGCCAGCAATCTCGATGATGCCGTTGCCGCCTTGCAGAGCAGAGCCCTGAGCGTCACGGTTTACAAGACCATTGGAACCAACAGCTTGGATCAATTCATAGAATTGTCTAGGGTTCAATACGGCGCAACGCCCGTCTGAACTAATTCCCTTTTCGTCCATCGCTGCAGCTGCGTCATAGAACGCGGCAACCAATGCGGTAGAGGAGAAAGCATCAGATTCGTTGGTAGAAGAACCAACACGGATTTGTGTACCACCGGGCTCAACGAAGCCGGTTGCACTTACTGGGGATGCTGCACGAGCACCACGAGCAACTGCACGGAAGATCAAACGATCGTACTTTTCTGCAAGAGCGTAGCCGATCTTACGACTAATTTCTGAGCGAAGATCGTAATGAGAAAGAGTCTCATCAAGGTCATATACGAAAGCTGAACTAATAAGAAGGTCGTCAACTGTGACGGTCTTCTCTGCCACGGGAGGCGCACCGTCGGAGTTACCGAGGATTGCATTTCCAGGCGTATGATACTCAGCCGTTGTACGACCGGTATAGATGAACTGCAATGACTTGCCGTTCTTAAGTGTACGCTTCATGACCAAGTCACGAGCGATAGCATTATGCTGGAAACCTTTGAACATCTCTCCACTGAACAATTTCAAGTAGAGAGCCCGCTTATCACCAGCGAGATTAGATTGACCGATATTAACCAAATTGGTTGTCAGGTCTGTAGACTGA